AATGAATTTTCAATGTACCACCCGCCAGGTCCTTGAAAGGCATGGGAATACATTTTTACCCAAGGGAGATCTTCTCCATCAGGTGCAGGTAGGAATCTGATAACAGCATAACCGTTACCTGCTTTGTCAACCTCTGGTTTCCAGAGTCGCTCATCTCCTTTGTTAACTGAGTTGGTTTTTTCAACTTCTTTAACTAACTTTGCAGTAAGACTGCCAAGTGAAGATTGTTTCTTAAGTGATGCGAAAGACATAGGATTTAATTGGATTAAATTGGATTTGGTCTGTGTGACTTTATTATAGAGCTGTCTTGCTCATGTGTCAAGTGTTGCTTCCAACCCTTTACGCACTTTTTCAAGTGTTACTTGCATATTTGCAAATAATAAGTTGCAATCAACATCATTTGGGAATCCCATTACTACAGCAGATTTTCTAATGTTTTCTGCCATTTCTTTAGCACGAGGATCATCCGATAACTTCATACGAGTATAAAGAACCTGCTGTTTTTCAAGCAAAGTATCTAACTCATCTAGATGTTCAATTTGTTCTGGTACAGGAAGATCTGGGAATTGAAATATTCTCCCATAAATTTCTTCTTGCATCTCATTGATTTCTTGCATCTCATCACGAACTATATCGGAATCGAAAAAATCTGCCATAAAATATCTCCTAGAACACTACTATTTATGCAATTAAATCATAGTTGCGACCAGAATTACTCGTCTTTTATCTCTAGGAGTTTGCATATAATGTTCTCCTGTAAACAATATTATATCATCTTCTTTAGGTAAATGCACCTCATCATTTAATGACATTTCATTCTTTACAAAAGTAGATCCACCTGCATTATTCAGATACATTATTAAGTTACCATGTGCAAATGTGTGATCTACATGAGGTATAGAAGCAGTCACATCTTTTTGTGGATGAACAGCATTTACTGCTATTCTGATAAAACTATTGAAAGGTATTTGATTTTGCTTTAGTATCTGACTTAACATCTCAACAACACCATGAGTTTCTTGAGGATTATCTATTACAGGATATCCATATTGCTCTGGTCTTTTTATAAATGAGTGGCAATAGAAAGGTAGATCCACCTTAGATAAGTCATTCATGTCAGGTGTTGATGTTGGATTAAACTTCCATTCAAAACTTGTGCTGTTTACCCATCTTTTAAAATCAAGGTAATCTGCAGTCTTTGGGTTGTGTAAAATTTTAATCATGACCTAAATTTAATATTAAAACTTGCACTGATTCTCTCATGATCAGTTTCGTTTGGTTCTGTATTATGTAGAAGTACAGATGGCCACATTGCTAAAACACCCTCTTCTAATGGGAGATGCTGATAATAGTCAATTATTCTTGATATTATAAAATTACCTGCTAGTAATCTATGTGGAGAAGGAAAAAATAATTTACCATCATTTCCATTAGTCTTTAGATAGTAGACTCCTGATATATCATAATTACCATGATCATGTTGATGTATATACTTACCCTTAGTTGTTCTAGTTAACCATGAATTGTCTATAAAATACTCTAAATTTGTAGGTGTTGCTAGTTGTTTAAGATATTCTTTTAAATGAAAATCAATACAATCATTAAATATAGTGCAATCTTTAAGTTCGTTTGTAGTAAAGAATGAATCATTTACTACACTTAGTTCGTTTGTATCTTGTGTCCATTGAGGATTCTGAGCAAACTTTGCTTTATCATATACAGCATAAAGTTCTTCTTCTATCTTTTCTTTTGCTTCTCCCAATACCTTATCAACATAAACTGGCATTGGAAACCATGATAAAGTAGACATTATAAAGGAAGTTTTGCTTTAGAAGTTTTTTTCATAAAATTCAATTGTTGTGCATCATATTTTAGTTTCTCTTTCAGTGGTTTAGATACTAATTTTGTAATAGAATCTATTTCAATACTGTTTTCTTCGCAGTAGAGAACTATAGCATCAATGTAATTGATCTTTTCTTGTAATACAAGTTTTTCAATCTCTACTGCAAATTTTGCAGGATTCATGAATTTCTTGTTTAACGCTTGGTTAAATTCATTTTCCATGTAATTCTAGTTGGTAGTTTAAAAAGCATTCGATGTAGTTAACGAGTAATTTAATATACTTTGCTTTATCTCTTTCTTCGTAAACAACACATTCGCCATCCTCACATGTCATTATTATAACAAGTTTTTTGACTGATACACCTGTTAGTTCATAGTACATACAAGCATATGCTGCTGCTTGAACAAAATATCCATCAATCCAATCTCTTGGTTTAGGTTTTGCAGAAGTTTTAAAGTCAATAACTGCTAACTCTCCATCGTATTCTGCGATGCAGTCAACAGTTCCCGCAACACCCAATTGTTTACTGTATAGAGATCCCTCTAATGCGTGGATATTGTCAATATTGTTTAGAGTTGGTTTAGCAATCTTGTATAGAAAATCTGATATAGGTTGAACCTTTGGCAAACTTTCTTCATTTAATAAGTAATGCTCAATTAAAGTATGAGTATCAGTTCCACGAGAAGTTGCCTTACGAGTGATCTCGTTTGCTTTTGCTTCTCCAATCTTTTTTCTCCATTTTGCAAACTTCTCTCTATTCCAGAAAGAAGTTACAGAAGTAATTGAAACAAGTTTGATGAAATCACTCTCATCAGGAACTTTATAGTATCTTACACCATCAACTGTTTCTCTCTCCAGTGGAGGTAGAACAGCAGGAACATGATTAAACATTACATAGACATTGCTAACTTTATAGTAAGATATTCTTTACACAATCCAGAACGAACAATGTCTTCAAGACCAAATTCAATTGTCTCTACTGATTCCATTTGCTCTAAGATTCTCATAAAGTCGATGATACCATTTCTTTCTTTATCTCTGGTGAGGTCACTTTGAGTAGCATCACCACAGAACATGATTTTGGTATCTTCTCCTACTCTTGTTATTATACTATCTAATTCGTGAAAATTCAAGTTTTGGCATTCATCAACGATAACAATTGAATTATCAAGTGTTGTACCCCTTATAAATGAGGTGCTCCAGAAGGATATTGTCTCTTGAGTCTTTAAATTACCGTACAACATCTCAAATTCAGCATCAGTGGACATCTCAAACATATACTTAACCATATTCTTATATGGTATTTGATATAATGCTGATTTATCCTCATGATCGCCAGGTAAGAACCCTATCTCACGAGTGCTTACAAGACTCCTGACCATGTATATCTTCTGATAAGGTGTACTGTCATCCAATACCTCTTTTAGTGCATTATAGAGGGTTATAAAGGTCTTTCCTGTACCTGCAGCACCATAAGTGAATATATGCTTTCCTTTTTTATATGCATCAAAAAACTTTTCCTGATTTTCTGTAATAGGAACAATATCTACCAAATAATCACTACTGATGGGTTTCTTTCTCCTCATCTGTTTAGCACTTAGTCCAATTCCTACTGCAGCAGCAGCTTTTCTTTTTCTTGGCATTTAGTTAATAGTTGTTAAACTTCTTGACATTAGAACGAGGGGATTGTTTCCCAACTCTATCGAGTACCTCATTCCATCCACCATCTAATTTATTTCGCCAATCTCCTACCTCGGCAGTTCCACCGATACCTTTTGACCAATCTTTGTCCCAATCTGGATTATCCTTTCTCCACTGATCGTATTCTTTCATAGACATAGAGAGTTCTTTCTCTTCTTTTGTCTTTAAGTTAATTACAGGGTATGTTGGCATTGTAAAGTAATGTGTACTCCTATTTAGAGTTTTTAAGTTCAGATAATTTTTGTGCTTTTAATTGGTTTTTAAGTTCTTTTTTTGCTTTTCTCATGTAAGTCATTTCTGCTTCTGAGTAAAGATGAGGGTTTTTAAGTGCCTCTTTTACCAATTTGATAGTCTTCTTTTGCATAGTAGTCTTTATAAAATTTGTATAAACCGCCAGGATATGCTTCGTTCCTTGCTATCCACTCATCTGCACATTTGTAAAATGAGGCATTTGGGTAGGTACTTTTACTGTATTTAGCAAAGAGGGTTTTGAGTATAAATGCTCTTTTACGATAAAGTGCGTCAGTCTGGGTATCCATCATCATCCTCCCAAATTTCGTCATAATCATCAACTGGTAAATTTTGCTGACCCTCAATATACGCATTGGGATCGGAATAAACCTCTGATTCTAATAATTCAACCAGAGATTTAAGGTTCTGTACAATTAACTTCAGTTTTGCCTTATCCATTTAAGGTTTTATCAGAAGGTGATCTAAAATATTTGTTGATGATATCAATTTGATCTTGGTATTTTGCTATTATATCCAATTCCTTTTCAATGGACTCTAATATATCAGTATGTTCACCAACACCTGCAGGGTGTTCTAGGTAAATTTCAACATTTGCCTTATGTTTGGCAATATCGCCTTGAGCATGTGCTAGTAATGCTCTTAGCATTTGTTCTCTCATGTGTAACATAAAAAATTCCTATTTCAAATAGTATACCATAAAAAAAGAAGGGGTTCAACCCCTTCCATACAATATTCTAGCTTCAGCGTAAATGATTGTGAGAAAGACAGC